ATAAACCGATACGAAGAATAAATATAGAAACTATAGCATATCAAGAAATGCTTAGAGATTATGTTATGAAAAGAAGCAAAAGTGAAGGAATGTTCCTTCCAGGTATCGAAAAAGGTATTAAGAATTATAATCAAAAGAAAAAGGATAGATTATTTGAAGGTTTACAACCAATGTTTAAAGCAGGTGCTGTACATATAAAAAAAGAAATGCATGAATTTATAGGTGAATTGCTTGATTTTCCGAAAGGAAGTCATGATGATACTATAGATGCATTTTGGCTTGCTACTCAATACGCTAAGGGCCAACCCAAGTTAAAGAAAAAGACAAAAAATAAATCTGGTGTGTGGACAAAACCAAAAAAAGCATATAATTGGTTGACTGGAGCTAGAAAGTAATGTTATATTATACACTATGATACAAGAAGATTTAAGGGTAAAAGAGATAAATGAGTTGTTTGACAGGTGGAAAGATGCCAGGAAAGACTGGGATGTAGCCGCTAGAGAAGACATTGACTTTTATCTAGGTAATCATTTTTCAGCAGAAGAGCTTGATGAACTTGATTCACGAAATCAGTCATCTATGCCTATGGATAGGCTATATGCTGCTATTGAGCAGTTTAAGGCTATTGTTACCTCTAAGCAGCCCAAGTTTAGTGCTATCGGAAGAGAAGACTCTGACAGTAGATTAGCAACTGTCTGGAAAACAATATTAGAATACATTTGGGACAAATCAGATGGTAATGAAGTATTTAAACAAGTAGTTCATGATTATGCTGTTACAGGTCTTGGTTATTTTTATGCATATTTAGATAGAGATGCTGACTTTGGTAGAGGTGAAGTTAAATTCACATATGTAGACCCTTTTAGAGTTTATGTTGACCCCAATTCAAGACATAAATATTTTGATGATGCTTCAGGTATTATTGTGTCAACCATATTAACTAAACAACAGTTAATAGATTTATATCCACAAATGAGTCAACCAATAAGTGAAGGCTCAGAAAAATTATTAATAGACGAAATAGAAACATTTAGTAAAGAGGAGGATTATCCTAATGCAACTAATAAAACAACTATGGAAAGTTTTACACCAGATAATACAAAAGATAAAGACTATTCTATCGAAAAGTATAGACTTCTTGAACATTACAAAAAGGTAAGGGTTCCATATTATAGGGTGGTAGATTCTAGAAGTGGTGATGAAAGAATCATGACTCAAGAACAATTCGCTACTATGGCAGAAGATAGAGATTTTGCAGCAGCTATAGAAAATCAATTAATAGACTTTGTAGAAGTTACGCAACCAAGAATTAAATTAACATGTACTGTTGGCCAAATAGTTTTATATGAAATGGTGTGTGATACAGATATATATCCTATTATACCAGCACCAAACATTTGGACTAATACTCCATACCCAATGAGTGATGTTAGAAAAAATAAAGCATTTCAGAGATTTTTAAATAAAACAATATCTCTTATTACCTCACATGCTCAAGCATCAGCAGGTTTAAAATTATTAGTTCCTCAAGGCAGTGTTACTGATATTGAAGAATTAGAAAGAGATTGGGCAAATCCAAACGCAACAATTGAATATGACCCATCTTTTGGTGAACCACATTTTCCTTCACCACAGCCATTATCAGGCAGTATATTAACATTACCTAAAATGATTGAAGGATATATTGATTTAAATATGGGGATTTATGAAATGATGCAGGGAAGTACTGAAGCTGCCCCAAGAACATATTCGGCCACAATGATGATGGAAAATGTTGGACAAAGACGCTCAAAGTCTAAATTAAGAGATATTGAAGGTTCAATGAAAAGATTAGGTCAAGTTGTATATAATATGGCTAGACAACATTACAGATTTAAAAAGACATTTAGAATAGTACAACCTAATAATGATATAAATGAGTTTACAGTAAATTCTCGTTTATATGATGATAAAACTAATGAGTTACAGAAAATTGAAAATGATATAACAGTAGGTCAGTTTGATATACGTATACTTGGCGGCTCTACATTACCTTCTAATAAGTATGGAGAGTTCCAGTTATACATGGAAGCTTATCAAGCTGGTTTGATAGATAGGGTAGAAGCATTGAAGAAATCAGAAATATTTGATAAACAAGGGGTATTGCAAAGAACTGACGAAGTTAGTAAATTACAAGGTATGTTAGGACAAGCACAAGAACAACTTAAAAAGCTAGGTGGTGATTTACAAACTGCTCAAAGAGAAACAGTTTCATCTAGACAAAGAACAGAAGTTGAGAAGTTTAAATCAAGACTTAAAGAACAAGAGCTTGAATATGGCTCTAAAAATAAACTAGCTGCTAATAAGCTAGGTAATGCGGTTAAACTCGAGTCTGAGAAATTACGTTTACGTAGTGAATCTCAAAATAAACAAGAGAAATCGTAGGAAGGAATATAAGAAATGAATAACGCATATGAAGACGGACATCTAGAAGGTGAAACCGCTGATAATGTAGGGCAAGACGATAACGCAAATACGCAAGAGGGTTCTGAAAACTGGGAAGACCAAGCAAAATACTTCCAAAGTGAAAAGGATAAACTCGCAGCGGAAAACTCTAAACTAAAGCAATATGAAAAAATAGGACAATTGTTGGAATCACGTCCAGATATAACCCAGACCATAACAGGTATGGTACAAGGACAAGGTCAACCAGCACAACCCGAACGTATAGCATTAGATAAAGATGAATTTGACCCATGGGAAGCCTATAATGACCCGCAGTCTAAATCGTACAAGTTCAGACAACAAGAATTACAGGACTCTATTAATGGAGCTGTCAACCAGCAAATGCAAGGATTACAGAGAAATCAAGGCGAAATGCAATTAAAGACCGAACTACAACAAAGAGGCTTAGGCCCAGAAGAAGTAGACTCTTTTATGAATTTTGCAGCTCAAAATCCTGCTGAGTATGGTGTTGATGGTGCTATTAAAATGTGGAGAGCTGTTGTTGATTCTGGAGGCAATCAGCAAGTAGAAAGACCACTTGATGGAATACGTCAAACACAGGGAACTCCTGCACAAGGAGGAGTATTACAAGGTCAAGCACCTGAAACTCCTAAAACTGACAAAGATTCTATGTGGGATTCTATTACAAATGCTGGTAGTCGTACGAATGTATTGTAAATAATAATATAAACAAGGAGAAATAAATGGCTACTTATAATAGTGGACAAGTAAAATTTGGTACTCCTGGTGCGGTAATTGATAGTACAATACCATCAAGAAGACTGTATGACTTTAGTGATAGAGTTGCAGATTTAGCCCCAGAAGAGTCACCATTTTTTGTATATTTGTCAAAAGTAGGTAAAGTTCCAACATCGGATAGTCAATTCCGATTTTTGGAAGATAGAACAAAAATATCAATTGCTGATAGAAGCTTCTTATCTACAGGTGGAGCAACACTTGTAGCAGAGGGAAGTAGTATGGATTTGATATTTGATACAACAGGTGGAGCTGCAGTTTCATGGTTAATCCCAGGAATGATTGTAGCTGTGTCTTTAAATGCAACAGATAGTGGAACTACCCCTTCATTTGGTACTGTTAGAATTAATTCAGTTACTCAGAATAGTGCTTCTACAACGTGTCAAGTCACATCAGTATCAACGGTAGGTGGAGCATCGATGACAATTGCTGATAATGCTCAATGTACAGTAATTGGAACTTCATTTGAAGAAGGTTCAGGCGCTCCAGATGTATGGTCTCAAGAGTTAGAGAATGGGTATGGATATACTCAAATATTCAAAACAGCTTGTGAGATGTCTAATACAGCTAGAGCTACTGTCTATAGAGGTTATTCTGATGAATGGGCAAGATTATGGAATCTTAAATTAAGAGAACATAAAGTTGACATTGAAAGAGCAATGCTTTTCGGACAACAAGCTTCAAGAGGCGGGATTCAATATACTGATGGTGTTGTTGGCCAAGTAATAAGAAATTCAACAGTTGAAGGTGGCGGTGGACAATTGTCATACACTGAAGATAAATCTTATTATAAATCTAATACAGCAGCTCAGTGGACATATGATGACTTATTGTCTGATTTTGAAGTAATATACGACCCTGCAAGGGGTGGTGGTTCTTCTAAATTAGCTTTAGCTTCATTACCAGTAATATCTTTCTTTAATAAGTTAGGTACTTCAGCTGGTTTTGTTGCTGGTACAGCAGGAACAGCTTCTGAGGATAATCCATTTAGATATAATTTTAGCCAATCTAATGGTTCATTCGGACATAAAGTAATGAAGATTGATACTATTCATGGAGATTTGACTTTAGTTAAAGAACCATTGTTTAGAGGGTTTTCTGCTGGATTTATGATGATGGTTGATTTAGACCATTGTTCATATAGACCTCTTGTTGGTAATGGCGTTAATAGAGATACTTCTATAACAACAAATGTGCAACAAGCAGATGAAGATTTACGAAAAGACATGATTCTTACAGAAGCAGGTCTTGAAGTTTCTCTTCCTGAAACTCATGCACTTATCAACTTAGAAGGAGTTAACTAATATGAGAAGTGATTATCTAAATAGTAATAGTCAAGTTAGTAATGTTGAATTAAAAATCATCAAAGTAACAGCTGATGTTACATTAACTGCAGACCAAAGTGGTTCTGTTGTTCTTGTAAATCCAACTGCAACGACTGAAGTAGATTTACCAGCTCTTTCAGACATTCAATCTGGATGGAATTGTAAAATTATTTTAACTGAAGATACATTTAGTGGCGATACTACTATGAATCAGAAGGTTAATATTGATTTTGGAAGCGGTAATGCTATTTGTGGAATAGTTCATGGAACTGATGCAGGTGGTAGCGATATTGCTGTTAGTGGAGACGATTTCATTAACTGTAGCGCTGCTGCTACTCCTGGTGACAGATTTGATATTCTCACCGATGGAACTAATTGGTATGTTAATGGAATAGTGAATGACGCTTCTGAATGTCCATTTAATACTGCGGCTGGATAAACCAAATCAATAAGGTTTAATAGTTTTGTAGAACTATGGGGTAAATCATATAAAAGGTTTACCCCGAATCTACTAAGATTTTTTTTAAATAGTACATTCATGCTCTGGCAGAGCTTTAAGTACACTCAAACAAGGAGGATAAAATGCCAACATCAAGTCTTAATAAGCTTTCAGTTATAGAAGCACAAAATGCTGCTTTAGGTCAGGCTGGAGCTAAATTTATATCAGACACTTCTGTACATTCAGGAAGCTTTGTAGCAATACAATGTATAGAAGACACTGTGTTTAATGCGCTAACACCTGCAGATACTACAAATGGTTATGGTGTAGGTTCATATAATGGCAATACAATGGCTTCAGAAACTATACCAGCAGGTATGACTATTTATGGTCGTTGGACTAGTATAGATTTAACATCTGGTGCAGTAATAGCTTATATAGGTTAGTTATGCCTTTAGGATTAGGCAATAACTTATCAAGAACAGGTATAATAACACCTGGTATAGTAACAGATAACCTCGTACTAAAGCATAACTATAATGCAGGCAGTGTAGCACCTGTAAGTGATGGTGCTGTATATTTTGATGGTGGTGGTGATTATATTGATACAGGTTATACTTTTCAAACAGAAATAAGAGGAAGTTATTCTGTAGGTATGTGGCTCAAACCTTTAGATGGTGGTTCAACTGATGCTGTGATGGGAGCTAGAAAAGACGCAGGAGGTGGTACTTACAATAATTGGTGGTATGTTGGTTATAATGCAACTGCTGCTGGTGATTCTATTGTTTATCATAAATCAAATGGGACTTCTGATATAGGTTATAGTGATAGTCCTCAATTTTCTGCAACAAAAACTGATTGGATGCATATTGTTTGGTCTGTTACTAAAAGTGCAGTAGGTGGTTTTAAAACTTATGTAAACGGAGCATTAGTTGGTACTGCTAATTCAGATGATGTATCATCGTCAGATTGGGAAGCTTACACTAGTGATGTTGATATGTTTTTAGGTGGTTATAGTGCAGACGGTTCTCTCTATTCAGTATATAAGGGATATATGTGTAACGCTTTTTTTTATAGTGCTGCAATAGAACAACCACAAATTAAATCAATAATGAACAAGAATTATGCTGGATTAACATCTAGTGAAAAAACAAACTTAGTCTCATGGTGGAATTTAGATGAAGGTACTGGAACAACCGCTACTGATTCACATGGTTCAAATGATGGGAGTGCAACTTTTACATAATGGCTGGGTCTTTTCAAAAAATATTAAAACCAACACGAGCTAGAGGATTAGATACTTCTGGTAACAACAATCACGCACAAATATATTCAGGTAGAGCATTAGAGTTTGATGGTGTTCTTGATTATTTAGATGGGCCATCTTTTACTGATATAGGAGTAACAGGAGATGTTACTGTTTCTTTTTGGGGGAAATATAATGCAGGTAGTGGTGTTGGGATGTTTTGGGGAATTTATGCAGCCCTATCAGATGGAATGGGTGTAGTAATAGATAGAGCTAATAATACTTTAGAAATATTTGATGATTCTGCTGGAAATGATATTGCAAATATTTATGCAACTACAATGTTCCCTAATACTTGGTATAGAATAGTTTTTGTTTTAGATAACAGTGAATTTAAACTTTATATGAATGGAGTATTAGTTGGTAGCGGAACAAATGTTGAAACACATTGGCATGGAAACTGGACTCCAAATATATTTTTAGGAATGAGAAGTGGTGCTATAATAGACGAATCTTATGCTTATAAATTAGATGGTATGATGTCAGATTTTCAAGTATGGAACTCTGCATGGACAGCAGCTGATGCAGAATATGATTATCTTAATCCAGAACAATTAGCATTAAATAGAGGTGGTACATCGCTAACTAACTCTAATCTTAAACTATGGTACCCAATGAATGAAGGTCATAGAGGTAATCAGTCTTATGTACTTGATGCTTCTAATACAGGGCTTGGTGATAATGTATTTACTAATGGTGATTTTGCTACGGGAGACTTGACAGGATGGGCAACATCTGGAACTGTTACATATAGTAATGGTGGAATGAGACTTGTAGAAGACGGGTTTTGTTCAGCAACTCAATCTGTAGGTGTATCAGGAACAACGTATAAGTTGACTTATGATGTAATAGCTATAGATACTGCTAGCGGTGGCTCTCAACTGCAAGTCCAGCAAACTGGTTTTCTAGTTAACATGCCAGGAACTCAATTAGGAGATAGTTTAGGTACTCATAGTATTTACTTTACAGCTGATAGAGCTAACATAGAATTGAAAAGAAGCGGTTCTGACCTTGATGTAACTATTGATAATCTTATATTAGAGCCAATAAACGCTAAACACAACGCAACAACTGTATTTTATGGTGATGATAAAGTTGCTAATGGAGATTGTACAGTTACTGACCCTACTACTGTTACTATAAATAGCGTAGCATGTTCAGCTTTAGATGCTGACCCTTTAAATGGTGGAGCTTTTGATGATAGCACTGAACAAGCTAATAGCGCTTCTAAGTCTATTAAAATAACTGCAGATAGTGACTCTAACTATCCTGGTATGAGATGGGTTGGTGGTGATGAAATGGGACTTGTTGTTGGTAGAACATATTATATGGAATGTTATGTATATATGCCAAGTGGAGGTCAAATGGATAGAGCACAATTAAAATATAGAAATAATGCAGAAGATACTGTTAGTATAGAATATACAGGAACTTTTGATGCTTGGACAAAACTATCAGGCACATTTGTAATACCTGATGATATTACTGATATTCAAATAATAGCATATAAAGTTGCTCCTGGCGCTGTGAGTAATGAGTTCTTTTATGTTGATGATATATCTTTAAAAGAGGTAGGTGTAGCAACAGGATGGACAGATGCAGACCAACAACTTGATATACCTCAAACAGCATTACAGTCTTATAATCAGTTAGGTTGGGTAAAAGGAGAAGACACTACTCAAAGTATCGGAGTGCTTGGTTATGAACCAGAACTTGATGATGGAAGTTTTACTTTATCTTATTCATTATTTACAGCTGATTCAAGTGAAAATAAAAGGTTTATGGCTTTTAATGAAACTACAAGCCCTAATACTGGTAGATTAATTCACCAACTAAAGTCTGATGGTAGTTTAGAAATTTTTATCGATGATTCTGATGATAATATATTAAGTTATGTTGATATTATATTATTAGGTAAAATTACAACTGGAAAATGGTATCATATCGTAGAGTCTTTTGATAGGTCATCTAATGAATTAATATGTTATTTAAATGGAGAAGAACAAGTTACTTTAGATATATCTACTATAGACGCAAATTTAAACTTTGGTGGTACATTTACACCATTTACATATGGAGAAAATCTCCATGGAAGTATTACTGAAATTGCAGTGTTTAAAGGCGTTGCATTATCTTCTGCTGAAGTAGTAGAATTGTATAATGATGGTAAAATATTAGATGCTCAAACCCATTCTCAAAAAGCTGCTTTAATTAATTATTGGAGAAACAATGGACTTGCTACTTGGACAGATTTAGAAGGAAGTGACGATGCTACTACTAACAACATAACAGAAACAATGCTTATTACAGCAGGTGTAGACAGTTCAAGAGATTCACAAGGGTTCTTGATGAACAGTCAAAGACTTACTAATAGTTTGAATTTAGTTACAAATACTATTGAAGATGGAATTGGTATCGGTGAAAGAGCTTTAGTACCAGGAGGGGTAGATTTAGGTACTTCTGACTTTTCAATATGTTTCTGGGTTAAAAAATCAAAAGATTGGACTAGCCAATGGGTAATTAGTCAATATGCGAATGATACTAATAGATGGTATATTAGAGCGCAAGCTAGCAACCCTCCTCGTTTTCAAATTTATACTCTTATAGCGGGTGGTGCGGTACACGACTTTACAGATAATGGAACAGACTTAGATGACTATATAGATAGTTGGATGCATGTTGTATGCGCAGTAGATAGAAACGCTGAAATAAAATGGTACGTAAACGGAGCATTGTCAGGAGATGCTGGAACTGTTGATGGTTCTGGAAGTGAGGCTTCTGGTAAAGAAGGAACATCCTTATCAGCTGCATTAGGAGATATGTCTATCGGTTGGTTTGAACATGAAACTTTTGATGACCATCATTTTAATGGACAAATAGACGATGTGCTAATTTATAGTGATTATTTATCAGCACCAGAAGTAACAAGAATTTATAAAGCAGGTAAAAGGAGTCACAAATAATGGCACATTATGAAATGTATTTTTGTATACCTAGCAGTGCATTTAATAGTGCTGTTGGGACTAAAATTAAAGCACTATACCCTATAGTAGAATCAGTTGATGAGGATACTGAAGAGGTAACTTATAAATCAGCACCTACATGGACTGATATTATATTTAGTGGTAAAGTAGGACCTCCTAGATATTCACATGATAAGTCTTATGTTATCATTAAAGGTGAATGGTCTATGAAGGAAGGAACTTTATCAGAGTTAGCAGCACTAGGAGATAGCGCAAGTTATCCATCATTTAGTGTGTTAACTAAATCAGAAGCACAAACATTAGTAGCTAGTAGCACATTTACAGGAGAATAGATGTTTAAAATAATTGGGAGAACTAAAATATAATGGCTATATTTGTATACTGTAAAGACTGTAAAAAGACAGTTGTGCCAAACAGTTGTGGGCATAAAAAAGAACTGTTTCGTAATGATACAAGAAATTATGTAAATATGAGGACTACATGGAGCGGACAAACTCAAGTAGAATTTTCTCAAACAACAATAGAACAAGATATAGCAGATAGGAATAGTAGATAGTGGCAACATTTAATGCACAATTACAAGACTTAGTAGGAGAAGCAATATCAGTAGATACTGATGCTATGGACCAATTTTTAAGAGATGGACTTAAGCAACTTTATAATATATTACCTCCAGAAAAATTATTGGAATGTGTTACGCATACAGAACTTAGTAATTCACCATCTACTCTTGCATTAAATACGAGTACTATAGGTCCTATTATGGCAGTTACAAGAAAAGATTTAAGGGGGTTTAATCAGGTATGTAGACAAATATCCCCAATAATGGTATCAAGAGTTACCGATACAAGTGATTTAATGTATTCAAGAGATACAGACCCTGTATATTTTGTTAAAAACTCTGTATTAAATGTTTATCCTGACCCAACTGCAACTCAAACTGCAGAAGTATTATATTTGCCATTAACAGCAATTGGTAATGGAGATAGTACTATAGCTAATTTATCTAATGATATGGAATATATAGTTGTATTATATGCAGCAATTAAAATGGCAGAATATTTACTTGCTTCAGAAGAAGACACAGAGCTTTATGTTCCCATGATAACATCATTAAAACAAGATTATGTACAATCTTTACAAATGATGGGGACTAAACAAGCACAACAACAAAAACAAGTACCTGTCCCTGGAGGTCAAAATGAAAGTTAAAGATTTAATACAACAAGTAGAATATACAATGGGAAGGCAACCCGAACAGTATATGTTACAACTTATAAATGACGCATTAATGGATATGTCGGGCAAAGTTCAGAGCTATACTACAGAAAAAATACAAAATTTAAATTCAAAACAAAGATGGTACAAATTAGATGACTCTGTTGTAGATATAACAAGAGTTGAAATTTTAGACAATAACGATAGATATGTGAAAGTACCATTATTAGCAGATTCACATAAATTATTAAAAGATGATACAGACGAAACGTCTGATTCATTAACATAGGAGTAAGAAATGGCAAGTACATTAACAGCCTCAACAATGACAGTTTCTGTATCAGAATCTATCACGCTTAATGGAAAAAATCAAGGTGGAACAACAACAAAAACAATTTCTTCTATAGCAACAGTAACAAAAAGAATTATAACTATTACAACTGCTGAATCTACAATAGCTACATTTAGTGCTGCTGTTGCTTCGGCTGGACATTATGTCGCAGCGGATGTAAGATATATAAGATTTACTAATCTTGATGATACAAATTTTGTTACGTTAACATTTAGAAACCAAGATAATGATGAGGCGGCTATTAAACTTGATGCAGGCCAATCATTTATATGGAATGGTGATAATGCTAATGGGATGACAGCTGTTTTAAATGCAACTCAAGATGCAGATGCTGCTTCTGATACAGCTTTTGGAAGTTTGACAAACATTCAGGCTGATGCAAATAGTGGTTCATGTGATTTAGAAATGTTTATAGCATCAGTATAGGAGCTTAAATGGCTACAGATAAAAGAAGTTTTCCAAATAGTTATTTTGCATGGTATAATGATGATGACAGATTAGCTTTAGTATGTAAAGTATTATCAAATGATACTGCTGATTCTACAGAAACAACTTTAGATAGGTATGATACATATACTGGAAGTAGTGTAACAGGTGGATTACGTATACAAACTCATTCTAAGTATGGAACGGTAGACCAAGTAACTGATGATTTAAAAGCTAATTCAGGTCTTGATACTTCACTACATGCGTCTATAATTGATTATATTAAATCAAGACTATTAGAAGATACAGGCGATTTGCAAAGAGCTACATATTATAAAAATAAATATGAAAGAACTATTAAGCAATACCCTCATAGAAAAAGCGGAGTAAGGTCTTTATCAGTTCCTAGACTATAATATGGATTTATTTCAAGCAATAGAGCAATTTGGAGTCCCCGTAGTAATGACTGTAGCATTTGGTTATTTTATATG